CTCTGTCACTAGCTGTTTGAACTCTGTCACTAGCTGTTTGGGCGGCATCCACTGAAACCGATTGTTGTAAGACTACCCATTCTTCAGCTGTACCTTCAAAACCAGCTGCTTGAGCGACAGAAAATCCACTCGGGCCAATAGGGCCAGTCCTAAGCACTTCAACAACTGTTATTTTATCGGATGTTTCTTGAATTACTGTAGTCATTATTTCACCGTGGCAGTATTAACAAATGATACTGCTCCTTTAAGATAATACTTATCCACACCATTTTGAACAACTAGAACATCATAGTAGCCGCTGGAATATGGTATCTGTGAAGTCACTTGGTCTGTTAACGATAGCGTTATGACATCTCCTTCAATAGCGACGTCAAATTCCGTAATAAGTTCAGCTGTTCTTGATGCATAGGCTCTGATTTGAGAATGAACAGTTGCTCCCACAAGAGGAAGGGGCACACTATCTACGGTGATTGTCAATGAAAAAGAAAAGTCTTCTCCAATTACTATTTCTATATCTTGTGTACCCATTAAGAACTCCTGTTAAGTGTCGCAATAAAGAAACTTAAAAGTTGATTCAATCTTAAAATCCAAACCCAGTAACAATCCTCGGGCCATCCTTGGTAATGGGAAACAAATATTCAGATGAATAACGAACGTTGTCAGAATAATGTTCCACCCCTTCAGATTTATCAATGGTGGCTGTGTCAGGATTCTTATCCAACCACTTAGTTTTCTCCATACTACTGATAGTGCCTTTGCATTTCTCAGGATGAAAGAACATGGTGGTTTTACCAGCCGCTGTTAGTAGTTTACGATTAACAGAAGCAACACTATCCACTATACTGGGAGACTTAGGACGCGCTAATACTTTAATTCCATTACTGGAAAGAATAGTTAGATCTGTTCTTCCCACAGCAGCAGACGTTTTTCTTGATTTACCTGTAGGATCTGGAAACGCCACTATTCTATGTTTAGGATATTTGGCTTTGATACTTACAGCCAAAGACTCTGTATCAGGATGTCCCTTCATCTCATCCAAATAATGCATCTCCTTACCTCTCAGAGCAAAGAAGCTAGTACACTGTAGACCAACGTTAAAATCAATACCACAATAAACTACTTCATTCGTATTAAAAGGCTCCAGATGCTTATCCAGATGAAGTTTACGATCAAAATTGTAAAACACGCTATTACCTGATTCTTTGAATAAGGCCAGATACTCTGTGGCAAATTCCACAGGATCTAGTTTATTCCGCTGGCGCTCAATTTCATCATTATCCAATAAAGGTGCTTCAGTATAATCATACTTAAAAGAACACCATTCATCATCAAAATCCTGATAGTTATAAGCTTCTTCAAGAAAGTTGAAACCTTTAGGTGTACTGATGAATAATGCACCACCTGGTGGCATGTTCAATCTGGTTGCTTGCTTCTTACTCCAACGAGTGACAATAGCTGGTTGAATTATTCCTTCCCAAGCCTCTTTTGGCCTAATTCCTTTAGTGCAAGAGGAAATTTCATCCCATACTACAAAGTAAGCACCTTTAGAACGGATTCTTTCCACAGCTTCATAAGAAACTAAACGAAGAAATACACGATTAGGTAGTTCAAAGTAACCTCGATCTTTAGAAGAGTTTATAGATAAATTTTTAAGACCAAAGTCATAAGCGATTATGGGGTAGTATAAATCAGTTACCTGGTCATGGGTTGGAGCAATGAGGAATACAGTTTTAATGGTATTGGCTTTATTTCCAAGAGTAAGTAGTTCATACACCTTAGTTACTGCTGCCAAGGCACCAAAATAACTTTTTCCCCACCCACGACAACATACAACAACACCATAACGTTTTAAACGTTGTTGAAACATAGTGTCATAAATTAGAGATTGTCCAGGATGAAGGTTGATGTTTGGCATTTTCAATCACCTAGTGCATTTAGTTCATTTGATTCATCCAATTCTTCATGATCTCTCGCTGACATAAACTCTTTTTCATACTTATGCAAAAATACATTTAAAGAAGGAAGTTCTTTCTGATGATCTTCTAACTCAATATTCTCAGGAACTCTTGCATAACCATAACGAAGTAATTCTTTACTAATAGCAGTGAGTCGATCATAACATTCAATATGTGCTCTGGGATTATAGTTCACATATCTGCCATTACTATTAAGTTGAATAATAGTACCATCTTTCAAACCGTCATGATAAGTAATCAGGTCTTCAATTCTTTCATACTCAGCTATTAGTTGTTGCATAGGATCGAATTTCAATGTGTTTAAACGTTTTACTGAGGCAAACTTGGCAAACTTTTCAGAGTTCATTATAAATCCTTTCTTTTTGTCGCCTCAGAGGTGAGACATTGATTGTTTAAAAACTGGTAGATTGATTTAACATCAGAGATTTTCAATTAAAATTTGAATGTGCTTTTGAAGTGGCTCGGAGGGTTAGTCCACAGTGACTTCCACGGATTTGGACAAATTTTCATTTGCTTACTTTAACTAAGTTAAAATAAGTTAAAATAAGTTATTATTATTGTTTTAATAACAATGATTATTACTAAGTTAAAATAAGTTAAAATAAGTTATTATTATTGTTTTAATAACAATGATTATTACTAAGTTAAAATAAGTTATTATTATTGTTTTAATAACAACAACTAATTATTTTTCAAATTCTTTTACAAAGACATCAACCAACACAAACAGAATACGTTAAAATCTAACATACACACAATGTCCAAACAATGTCCAGACTTATTAACACTAAGTTCGAATTAATTGTCGAAAAAAAATTCGTGAAAAAATCGCGAAACTTCGTTTCTTTTACGTATAACCCTTGTTCCAATGTTCGAGCCCGTACCGTGGAAATTTTAGTGGGGGACATGTTTCGACATGTTTTTGCCTCCACTGGGGACGTGATTTTATTAGTGGAATTTTAGAGATACTGGAATGTATTGAATCTGTTATTTAGTTGAAATTAAAAAAAAAAAAAAAAAAAAAAAAAAAAAAAAAAAAAAAACTCTAACCGTCCCGAAGGAAAGTTAGAGTTTTCGTTTAGTCATCTTTATGTTTACATTGCACATATTCTTCACGACGACGTGATTATGAATTATCTTCAATGTCTTGGCATTCCGAAACATCAAATGCCTTAATAATTTCATTATGGGTGTCTAACAAGACTAGGTCGAGTTGGCTACTATAGTAACCATTATTCCAGCCGTAACCAGGTATCCTAACAGGATGTCCTACTATAGGAAGCAATGCAATTCCGTAGTCCTCAATACGTTCAAAGAAATTTGATTCCAGGTCAAATTCAAGACCTTCGAAATCCTCTAAGGTGAGGTCTTCAAAACTTAAATAATGCATTTCGCAACACTCTCTTTCATGAGTGGAACTTAACTTTTTATCATTGTCAAAATAAAGGTCATCTTCCGTAATCCTAACAACTTTCGCCATTATTTATTTCTCCTTCTCAAAGTTTATTTTTCTGACGTTCCACGTATTTATCCATAGCAGCTTTAATTCTCTTCTTACGATCTTCCAAGATCTGTTTAGACTTTTCTTTACGTTTTTCTTCTTCTGTTTTATTCACTTTACACCTCTTCAGTACTGAATTTCTCCGTTTTTCACCGTAGAGTCCTCTTATTCTCTTTCTATCCGCAAGTTCTTGTACCCACTTATTTCAGGACATATTTGCATTAATTCTTCAGTTTCAGCCTAAAGTCTTCAAAATGTTTTCGAAGAAGTTTAATGATGTCTGTTGTACCATCATCCACAAGCTCTGCACTCTCATGTAGCAGCTTTCTTATCTCAGTTTTTAACTGTTCCAACTCTCTTTCAGGTGTCATAGTCTCCTCCAATATGTTGTCAAATTCTTCTCTAACATGCCCAATCTTAGTTTCAGTGGGTAGCGTTATCCAAACTCTTTCTGACGATCCTTCACTCTTAATGTGCCAAACACCATCCAAATACAAGGTCAAAGAACCTTCACCGAAAGGTCTTCTTTCAATATATCCACACACAAATGCATACAAGGTTAAACGTCCCTTCCCTGTCCTAAATCTGTCTCTCATTTTATCAACTCCTTTTCAAACTTCACACCGTCAAGACTCCCAGCCAAAATATACTGATAACAACTGTTTATACAGTCTCCTTCTTCAGTTTCTGCTGTACTGATAATACCCTTCTCCAGAAGAGTCTCAATAGTTTCCCAATAGGTTTCTTTAACCTTGTCCGTTGACAGGATGAAGTAGCACTTCTCTCTTAATCTCTTGCAGTATTTTTTCAATCACCAGCATTCGCCTCATTGATTTCAAAAGTGTAATATTTCCTCAGTTCCATTAGATATATGCTTTCAGCGTATGTCAAATTAGCAGACCGATACCCATGAATACCTTCTGGATGATTTGAGCCTTTTCTTTCAAACAAGATAAGAACACCATCCATTGGCTTTATACTCTCTAATGCAGAATGAAGAGCCGCATGGGCATCCCAATTAATGCCGGGAAGTGGTTGTATTTTATCCATACTTTTCATAACTCACCTCTCATCTTCTTCAGTGCCTTTTCCTTATAATACACAGGAGTTTTATTTAAATATCTAATAACATCAACATTTTCAGCTGATCCTGCCAGATCTTCACTAGCTTCCTAAGCAATTGGTTCTCCTCATCTAATTTAGCAACCTCTCTATTATCTTGACATTGAAGCTCAGTAAGTTTTCTCCACTTTTCTACCTCTGCATGGAGTTCAACAATCATACAGTAAGGACAGGATTGTTCTTTCCAGTGATCTGCCTTATGTTTGTCACAACAATCTTGGTACATCTCTCACCTTTCTACATGAACGATATTTAATCACTATGTCTGCTTTGTTTATCCTCTATTCTAGATATTAATTCATCTATCTTATACCACTCAGGTGTCCCTGTTATGGAGGCATTGCAATAGATCTTACATAACAACGTGTACATATAGCATGCTTCTTCTTTAAGTGTATCTGTGTCAATGTCTTCAACATACTGCCTCCTCAATAGACTTCACCAATTACATCACCACAACAGCACCCTGTGATGAAGGAACCGTCTTCAAGAGTTATCACATCTGCATATTTTTTACAGACTACACATATACCACATTTTACGGGAATCTCTTCCATTTTGTACTCCTTCAAAGTGCCACCGAGATTTACACTGTAAGCATTTAGTTCTCTCCAAAAGTTAATACGGGAAGCATTCTCTGTTTTTTCGAGATACATCCAGTCACTCTTCTTATAACAGCCCATTATAACAGCGACATAGAGAATCTGTGTTCACAAGCCTTTTAGTTCTCTCATAAATTCTATACATTATAACTCCTTGCTAAAGAGATATAACGAATCCTGCGGCAGAGGAGCGACCACCACCCCCACGCTCTTCACAAAGAGTGGCTACATTAAAACCGTCTTTTCTGGAACGCAGTGAGTAGATACGTACTCTTTCTTTAAGATTATCTTGATACATAACCACGAAAGGTGCCTGGGGCTCTTTTATGAGTAAACTTTCACCAATCTCTGATACGCAAGTGGTTGTATTCACCACAGGCACAAGATGTCCGAAAAAATCCTGCATGTTGTACTTGTACAATGATGTTTTTATTATCTTGTCCTGATATTTTTGGAGAGTGTTACCGAGTTTTAATGCTTCTGAAAGGCTAAAACTGTTCCAAGCATTAAAATCGTGACCAAGGGTGTGTATATACAAGTTAACTACTTTAGATTCTGGTAACTGGAACTTCCAAAGATCTCTGTCTTGTACATATTTTAAGATGATAGGTATTTCTTTGTTGGGATGAAGAAACTCCCAGGTGAGGATACAACCTGAACATGTAGTGTCTATGTAACAGTAAAGAAGATTGTTCAGTCTTGTCTTAGCGGTCTCGTGATGATCAATAACCGTCAAATCATATTTTTCAGCCAATGTTTCTGTGGTGGTTCTGTCATAAGAAAAGTCCACAATAAACAGTTTTTTAGTTTCTTCCGGTATTTCAGGAACAGGTTGATTGTATTGTACAGGAATGGCTTTGAAGGGTTCAGAAAGGATGTAATGTTTCCATAATACAAATGCCGCTCCGAATCCGTCATCGTCACCGTGATACAGAACTGTAATCATTATCAGCTCCTTTTATCAGTTCTTGCAATTGTTGCCGTTCTTTTTGCATCTTTTGCTTTAGAAGCAACTCTTCAGGATTAGATAGAAATCCTTCTGGTGGTTTTAAAAAGGCTGAGGGGTGTCTGTCATTTACAAACTGACGACCGATTAAGTCATATCTATGTTCATCCATAGTGGTAATGTTATTTGTAGAGATCTTTCTAACCTCCACCCATCCACTTTGAATAGTCCAAATGAATTCGCCTGCTTTAACATTGTTCAGATTATTGTCCATCAGCCACTCCTTGATAGCAACGCATAATCACCTTATTACCGTACTCATTGACAGCTTTAATCTTGTATTCTGCGCTTTCAAACAGTGGAACCTCATACGCACCTATGAATATCTGTCTGACAATATCTTTAAAAGAGCCGTTCTCCTGCTGTTCGACAGTGGTCATCAGTAGACTCAGAGGCGTGCCAACTTGACGCTGAGTCATAACACCTCTAGCAAGCGTTTCTATTGACTCGCAAAGACCTTCTGCATAAGCAGAAACATTGAGATTTAAAATAAATAAAACCACCAATAAAGCTTTCATGCATTCTCCTATTGCCACATTAAGGTTGTTTTTTGTCTTCCGTGGTGTCTGGCAGCCTCTAAATCACCACTCCAAATGTCTACTGAATTTTTATAACGCTTGTTCATCACATCTGTCACTGTGAAAATACCGTAATTCTCAAGAACAATTTCTTTACCAAAATCAAAAAACTGTAAAAGATCTCTACTGACCGCTACAGAACCTCTCCTAACCTTCTCATTAGAAGCAGTGATGTAAGGACTGTCATCAGTCTCTTGTATTCTGGAAGTATAAACTGTAACCTCTACTTCTTTTGAAAGAATCGGTAAGTCTCGATTGAATGTCTTATACACAGTTCCTAGAACAATGTTATCCTTTTCCAACATAATTTGTAATCTGTTTATTTCGTCTTGAGCCCCTTGTAGCTGCTTAGTCAAAGTCTCAACTTTTATGAGACAGTCTGTCATTGTATTGTTTTGATCTACATAATAGGTGATGATAAGAAGCAGGATTACGACCGCCACCAGAAACCTAGTCATTGGAGTGGCCGGCACTGATCAAGAGAATAGCCAAGATCCACGTGGTCGCCTCAGTGATTGCAACAGGGTACCCACGCTCCAGAGGTAGGCCTGTAAGCCAGAAGATACCCCAACAAAATAGATGAGAAAGAATAAATAATATCACTCCAGTCATTTTTAGCTCCTATGAATTATTGGTGAACTGACAGCAAACGCAAGAAGGATACGTGGCAACACACATCGACACAGTTTACACTCTTTTTTCGTCGATTTAAGAGTGGCACCAATAGGCTGATTTAAATATATTAAAGGGAAAGAATACTTTTAAAAGATTGCTTCTCATATTTAAGTAAATTTTTTTCAATTTCTTTCAACCATTTTCGTATATGTTTTTGTTCTTCAAGTGTAGCATTTCCATATCTATCGATTAGAAGCCTCCGGTTTTGTAACAACTCTTTCATTTTAAACAACTCCCATGTGCTTTTTCCAGAATCGTCTGATTTCTTCACACTGTTTATTTAAGTGGTAAATATATAACTCGTCGTGGCGGCACGCCAACTGTAAGATACTTTTACCTGAAAAGAGTCTAGCCAATACTTGCATCATTGATTCATAACTAGAAGGTAAAGTGATAAGGTCACCAGTTTGAAGGTTCTTTAAAGTAAAAATAACCGTCTCTGATTGCTTATTTTGTTCATTTGGTACAATTTCCAGATTACGTCCCATTGTAAAAGCAATTATGGGTTGATCTTCACGTAGTTTGGTGCAGGTGAGTTCACCGTTCGTATCAGCTATCAGTACACTGCCTTGTTCTGTTATTCTATTGAAGGTACTACACTGACCAGTGTGCTTACACAGAAAAAACAATCTGCCGAATTTATTTATGACCTTCCCCATTCCTAAGTCTATCTTGTAATTGTGAGGGCGATCTATATATGTCTTAAGAGGCATCACACTATACTCATATTTTAACAAAGTTACAGTAAAGGTGAGCATATTTAAAGCAACCATGTGTTCATCAGAACTGAATATAGGAAGTTTTCGAAAGGCAGGTACGGGATATAAAGGTATATAAACTTCTCCATTATTTTCGACAATAACTTTCATGAAGTCTCCTTAAGAAGTGTGTTTTCCTTTACCAATTTTCCAAAAAAGAAACAATTTTTATACCAATATTCATCTTAATCAGGCTTATAGCCTGTTCTTCTAAGCTTTTAAAGATGTGAAACTTATCCCTTTCTTATCAACGAATATTATTCTCCATAAACACCCCCCCATCTTTCAAAATAAAGCCCCTCAACACGAATGTTAAGGGGCTTTTATTATTTATGCAAGATCGTCAAGATCATCATCATCATCATCATCATCATCAAACTCTTCTTCTTCCACAGTGGATTTAGACGTTTTTTTACTATTGGTGGGTGTACCTTTTTCTTTCTCGGCTGCCCGCTTAAGATGATACTCTTTGAGAGCGTCCATAGCCTTTTGAGAAACAGGACGAACTGGTTTGGACGCTTTATACGCTTCCAACAGTTCTTCCTTGTTCTCCAGAACCCATTCAGCAATTTTGGCAGAACCACCAGAAATAGCAGTGATGGAATTCACAGCCAACTCGTATTGTTCTTCACTTGTCATCCGTTTGACGGATGGCCAGCGAAAGCTTTCAGCAATAGCTTCAGCATTTTCCACCAGAAATTTTGTCTTATTATTATTAAGCTCCTCTTTAACCGTTTCCAAGGCTTTGATTAATTGATTCTTTTCCGTTTTCTTAACCCGGTTCGGAGTACCAGCATTAAAAATCTTCTTAATCACCTCTTCATTATCAAGAAGAAACGCTACCACTTTGGAATTTTTTGTAAGCGCTTTTAAGGCCTTCTCAACTTTCGGACGATTAAGATATTCCAGAGCATCTGCCTTAGATTCGAAAACTTTGCCGTCGGGGGTGGTAAATGCTTGTTTGATTTCTTCCATTTTAAATCTCCTTTTGAGGTTTTGAGTCGATATGACTCAGATCTTTTAGATATAACTGTTCAAATTTGTGCTTTTATTAACAGGCTCTATTGTTTTGTAGATAGGTCATAGACACTCTCATTGTGGAAGAGATATACCGGAATGATACTCCAGAAAAAATCTTCTAACAGACAGCTGATGGCGAAGACAGTACCATGGAAATTTTAATCTATTACCAGATATGTTACCAATTTTTCTCATCTACGTCCTCAGTGTGAATATCATAAACACCCTTCTCAAATACATCATCGATAATATCTGTCATGACGTCTTTATCTAAAGTACCTTTAATTAATGATATACGATCTAAGAACCGCTTTACAAATAAAGTGTCAACGCCCATTAACTGTTCTTTCAACTGAACCCGATTGTTGTAGTCGATAAAAGAGGCCTGAATCATAATTTTTAGCATTTGTCCGGCATTGATGTTCCATCCTCGTTTAATAAATTTTCGTGTTCTGAAGATAGAGGTTAGAGGATAGTAAGAGCCTTGATAGTATAATTGTTTTGAAAGAAGACTTTCTAGAGCGTGAGAGTTCAGCAGCAATTCGTCAGCAGCATATTTATAACAGTTACAAGCATGGATAAAGTCAAAATTTTTAAAAATTTCATCTGTGGAACCAACAAAACGAAAAATCAACTGTGTATTATTGGTTAATGTGATGCTGTTATTGGTAACAACTTTCGGCTGATACTTCTTACCTTTTTCAGGAGATAAGAATAGAAAACCGTTTACATCAGTTAGAAGTCGCTGTTCATCAATACCATAAATGTTAGGAACTACCTCCTCCCTTACAGATAAGTCTGTATCCTTTAAATAGTAGTTAATAATTGTTTTGGCATCGTGTACATTAGTGAAATAGAGATCATAATCATTGACAGTCTCTCCCAACAACATAGAAGCGATAGAACCGCCCATAATCATGACAGATTGACTAATAGCGTTTTTGACTTTCATATCATCTACCGATTCTATTAAATCAAAAACAACACTACGTAACTTCTTCTTAATGAAGATTCTTGGAATACCCATTATAATTCCTCTAGTTTGTTAGTGGTTTCTTTGTCTTGTCTTCTCTCAATAAATGTCGGTAATGTTAAAGAGGCGTATTTACTGTTCTTATTATCAACCACCTTTTCATAATTTATAGTGATAATATGCCCAAACCAATTTTTACCAAAGTTATCAGAAATTTCCTTTCGTTCTTCATCAGTGAACCCTGACACATTTACCTTTACTTTCTCATCATCTGACATGCAACACATGGAACCAAACGTGTCTTCGTTTTTTCCGGTACCTCTGTTCAAACCTACACAACGAAGATCAGCCTCCTTCATTGGTTTCATTTTGATTTGATCTTGAGAGGTGCCATTTTTCCACAATGCGTCAAATTTTTTCAGTATCAGTCCTTCACCACCTTTTGATATTATGCTATCACAAAACCTCTTAATGGTTTCCAGGTCGTACAATACCTTAGTCTTAACTAAATTAAATGGAGTTGTTATTGAATTTTTTAACTCTTTTACGCGGACCTTATAAGGAGGACACTTAGCATCACCTGTAATAACCTCTATTGGAACCTTATCCCATAGATAGAACTCAGGTCTCTGACTATTTTTGAATGTTCCTCCATTGAGTATGTGGTTGGCAATACCATTGCTTGTTTTTCGATCCAATGGAGCACCATCTTGAAAAATGATCATCTCTCCATGATACTGGTATCCCTTTTCCAACAGGTCAAAGTCAATCATCTGAAAAGCATGGATATCAAACAACTGTCCTGTTCTGGATGTTAGAATGGTTTGATCATTAATGGCAGTAATGTTCATAAACATACCATCCATCTTTTCTTGAGCTATGACTCCTTCAGACCAATTCCAATCAGGATTAAAGGGAGCACATCTCATGAATCCAACAGTTTTGATGAAATTTGGTTTAACTTTGTTTATAGTCTTAATACCTATGCCATAAATGAGTTTTTTGTTCAAGATTCTAATGAACAGTTTTTGAGAGGACTCATTAAAGGTCTTGAGTAAACTCTCGACTCTGTCTAAGGCTTTGTTACCGGTTAGTTTGCGTTCAGCTAGAGCATCTAACACTTCAAAAGCTTTACGACCTATTTCTTTGGAACCTGTGTTCAAATTCATAAAGCGAGAAGTGTCTTTTATGTTAAATGTTTTCAACGGCTCATAAGCGTACTTTACACAGTATTGGAACAGTTTTGATTCAAATAACATATATAAAAAGTCTTCTTGTATTGACTTTTCTCCCACAGTATCTAGGGTTTCTATTAGTTCCAGGATTTCTTCACTAGTCATCACGCCACCTCATCGTCCATGGCATCCATAAGCTCATCGATATCAATGTTCTTGTTTTCAGTAGAAATGACTGCTTTCAACCATTGACCTAAGGCAATTCCTGCATCTTCCGGTTTATTTTCTCGTATGAAAATCACCACGTCATTTAACATATCCATTTTTATCTCCTTTCAAAGTCTGATTTTAGTCCAGTCTACATATGGCATAGACGTTCCTTCAGGATACACTAAGGGACAACCATACGCAGCATCATCAATATATACGTGAGCATGAATCTTCTTGCTGGCTGACCAGTGTTTCTGTCTAGGATTATCGTTGATACCCCATAAAGAAATTTCGTGTCTGTTCAAGTAATCCAGAGCTTCCACAAGAGACGGCCCATTTCTGAGAGTGTATAAGATTAGCAAGTGTCCATCTGAAAGGAGCTTCTTCAGTCCTTCAATAGCACCCGGCACGGGTTCGCCTATTTCAGGCCATTTTTGTTTACAGATTGTCCCGTCAAAGTCAACAGCAATGATCATATTCTTCCTTTCAGTATGACAGGTCTATAACACTTTTAGAAATTTCTTCAAGTACGTAATAATTACCTGTGGCTTCTTCAAACCCAACAATAATAGTGAGATCCTCTGATGTAAATCGCCGAATTTTTAAAATCTTTCCCACCATATCTTCCCAACAAATACGTATTATTTTCATACTATCTTTCCTCAATATCCCAAATTTTCTTTTGAATCTTCCCCACATAATTATAATTAGGACGATAACCCAGCGCTTCCTTGCTGCTATTCACTCTATTATCAGTCTTCAGAATTTCCTCGGCAGTTAGATTAAATAGCGTCATCGTTATTAACATGGCTCTCATCTTGCAATAACCTTTACACATTAAATTTCTTAAATATGTCTCATAGTTGTGCATACTACCTCCTGTAAGGTTAGAGTGCTCCTATGGTAGCGAGCACTTATGAATTGTAATTAACGAATTGGACAGTGTCCCGCTTCACACTCCTCACCACCTTCAAACTGTACTTCTGTGGTAATCTCATGAATAGGTGTGGTGGAAGCTACTAAAGCGTCGAACTCTTCTTTGCTTATGGCTTCGTAGGGTTGTTGATCGAAACCGTTCTCCTGTCTTAATAAGAAGGATAAACTTTTAAATGAGCGAAGGTAATTTTCTTCCAAATATTTACGGATATTTGACACCTCACTCGCTTCATAGTATACTGTGCAAGACACCGAATTATCTGACCAAATTGTTTGTATCAATCTAATAAATTCCAATTGATCGATAGCAGACATACTTTCAGCCAGAATCGTACCGTCTGAGTAAGAATAAGGAAAGCTTATAATAAGACTTCCTCGATCCAAACTACCATCGAAATTACGCTTATATTCCATAAGGTAGCCTGCTTTTCGACATATTTCAACTAGAGGGTGTTCTGTGGCAATAGTGATGCGTCTAATCATATACTTAGCAAAAGCGGGATGAATTCCCGGAGTTACTCCTGGCAACAGTGAGAGGGTGCCTGATGGTTTGGTGGTGGTCAATTTAATACTTGTCGGCATACCATATACATCAGAATACTTTTCATCATATTCCCTCAAGAATTCGTAAGCGTCAGGCAGCCAGCTTAGTTGTTCTTTTGTAGATTGCGCCAATCCTGTAAGACCAAGACCCATTCTCATATTTCTGTGAACAGCTTCTTGAGTCTCAGGATGGTGAGAAGGGAGCATGAGAGAGTGTTTAATTAACCGATAATTCAAGGTTAAAACATCCTTGAACTCATCATCACTTTTAATATTCGGTAAAAAAATTTCTCCCAAAGCACAGGTCTCATAGTTTTCAAGCGTCTGTTCAGCACACATTTTGTTACACTTTTCAGTGGATTGCTCTTTCAAACAATCTCTATATGTTACCATATAGTTCAGACTATATCATCATCCACATAACTGTGGAGGCTACCGTCCGACTTTGTACTGAAATGATGGAAGAATGAAAGGGGATACAATTTCCTCAAATAGACATGAATGAAATGTTGGAATGACTAGATCATATTTAAGTCCTTTCTTACGAATATTTGTTTCCATGTTGAATACCTTTTTTATACAGGTTTTTATCAACATCAAATCTCCATAAGAAAGATTGTTCAAATGTAGACGGTATGTAGAACAAGCGTTAACTCGTCGTTTATCCATAGTTCTACTACCGCTAGTCATCAGCATTATGGCCAGCATTTCTTCATCCATTAAAGTTAACATGTGAGGATCTACAACTTTTCGTCCTTCAATATAAATTCTATTTCGTATTTTTGTAAATACTGGATGTGAATATGACTGAAGACGTGTTTGTTGTTTATGCTTGTAATCTTCCTTATCATTAATAGCAGACATAGTTTTTTTATAGCCTACAGGTACTTCTTCCAGCGCTGTAATAACTTTGTCTATATAGTCTTCATTATCTTGTAACATTTTGACTATTAAACTTGCATTTGTTTTGTTTGATTGCTTAATTAAACAACCATCAAACATTGCAAAAGCATACAGGCGTTTTTTCAGATCTTTAGTCATAGTCGTTGCATCTCCCATAGCGGGTTGACACAGGATTATCCCAGTGGGACTTCCCCTGTTATTAAGTAGCTTTTCAAGCGAGATTACTCTCTCAAGCCCCTATGCAATAAGGGTTCACTCCCATTACATCAGGATCTTTATATTCATCATCCCCCAGGCGTCCCATTTCACGAGAAAGCTCTAAATTTACAAGACCATATGGTTCTGAATTGCCTTTGTAGCCTTCCCAGAAATAATCATGTAATTCACTGATTTCATTGCAGACAACACTGTTATTACTCATAGCTCTCCATTTTGGGATGTTTCCCATGTCCCAACGTTTTGCCAAGAGATATTCTACATCATCGGGGTCACCTAGAGCAATCTGAGCACTTCTACGAACATTTCCTGCAACGATAATAAAGCCTATTATATTCATTATATCTAGAGCATCAATCGGTTTGATCTTCTTTCCTTTACGTCTCACCAGTAATTTACTTATTTCATTGATTCCCCATATTAGATCCTGATCACCTGAAGCTGTTCCTCCAAACCCTTTAATAGGCTCTCCTTTTTGACGAACCAATTGAGTACTATACGTGAAGCTGCCTTTATCTTTTGAATGACTGAGGAAAGCGGCTTTCAGGGTTTTACCCAAAAGTCTTACCCAACCTTCCCTAGAATCTGGTACGATAAAATCCGCTCCGGCATTATTTATTCTTTTTGGAGGTTCAAACCAATTTTTCACTTTTGGAATCTGTTCAATGAACTCTCTTTGTATGTTGTATCCTACACCTGAACCTAGAGCTAACATATCCATTGCCCAGGTAAAAGGTCTTATAGGATGATCTACCACACAAAAAGCACAGTTTTGGAGGCTGGCAAGACCAAATCTATCTACTACAGGAGTTCCAGCCTGCCATAGATATCGACCAGCAGGCATTCCTTTAAATTGTAACATATATCCAGCCAGTCTTTTCTCTTCATCTCTAGTAAAATTACAGCCAAACTGTTCTTTGGCCGCGTTAATCATTCTAAGAACTGTATCAGGATACTCTTCAGTAACCTCCCCCATACGTCGAGAATAAGTTCTTTTGTACACCAAATACCCTATAGTACTCCAGGGAATTTTGATATTTGGTAAATCGTCCTTACGCATTATAACTCCAATTCAAAGTCGTCACTATTATAGCGACGAGAAAGGCGTCCTGTCTTTTCATCATAGTATGAAGCGTCCACATTACCGGTCATACCTGTATAGCGACTTTTAAGCACTCGCATTTTGATAGTATTTCGAACGTCGATTTCATCTGCCACCATGTTTCTGGCAAAACCAATTACATCAAACGCAATCTGCTTAATAGATCCACTTCCTTTTATATCGTCTAGAGAGGGAATCACCCCTTCTTCAAAAGCTTTCTTACCGGCTATTGTTTTACGTAGGTGTGATACAAGGCCTATCCACACAGGATAACGTTTAACTAGACGAAGTAAGTCATTCATTATTTTATCTTGAGCTTCATTTCCTGTTAAATGCTCTGCGCCTTCGGATACAAGAATTGTGATATGATCAATGATGATTGTTTTACAGCCCACCAAACACATGTATTCCAGCTGTTCCAGTAGAGACTCTTCACCAAGACTTCCTTGATGATCCAATAGTAAGATGTTTTCTTCTGAGAACAGTGCATCAAAACCCTTTCTGAGAGTTTCCAGAGGAATTTCCTCGTCGCTGGTATTCTTATTTAAATACATTCCTGCTAGCTTTCTAGCTGTTTCTTCAGGAGACTCCTCCAAAGAAATAATTCCTACTTTTTCCTTTTGTAGCAACAGTGCGTCGAGAACTATTTCTCGCATTATTGTACTTTTACCACTATTATGAGTTATCACAAAGTTTCCAAGGACAAAACGACCATTACCATCAACCTCAAAGCCATAATATTCCGCTTCTGGAAGGGCTTCTATGGTAAAAGAATATTTGTGGGAGTCCCTCTTTTGTAATCCAGTTTCAGCTTTTTTATAAGACAGCACTACAGGAATGTCTTCCAACGAATCACCATTTATTAACAGTTTATAGCGATTGCCAACCTTTTTATTTACTTGTTTACTAAATTTTGTTGAAAATCCTAAAGATTCTGACAATCTCTTCACTTGAAGAAGCAATCCTAACTCTTTTTGTAAAAATTTAAAACCTTTAGTCTTACTACAATAATAGCCATTAGTATCAATAAGACCAGCTAGTAACTGTAGACGACATTCTATGTTTGATGTTAGATACGTCTCAGGAATATGCTTATTAGTTAGTTGTAAATTGTTGAGCAATTTATCTTTACTATTGTAGACCAATGATACGTTTTTCTCCCATACATGTCCTTTTTCATTAAGTCTGTTTACAATTGCAACATTGTCATCATGGTAATAGCTTTCCGAACTAGCTCCCAACAGTGTCCCCAATATATAAGGATCTATTGGAAGAGGAGTCTTGTTATGGAATTCCAGTCTAGCACTTTTTATGGCCTTTGTCAAGTGCTTTCTTTTTAATGACCACTTTTCATAAGTTTCCAGTCCTATATCCATCACTTGACCCGTCGTAAGTCCCCATCGACCAGTTTCGGCATTATTTACCAGAGACATGATGTGAGATTTGTTACATTCAAAGGATGTGCCATCTTTCAGAATCACCCTTCTCATTTCCTCACGACCACGAAATAATGTCTTTACTTTACGGCAGGTGTTGTCATCACCCATGACGAGATCATTCACAGAGACGTCTTGTACCTTCTTAATACTTCCATTATACATCAAAATTTCTGTGTTCTTGGCAAAACATCCTGTACCACTTACAAAAAGTGCTATCTCACCATAACGTCTCCCTTTAAGCTTGTCATTTAGTCCTGAAATACATTCAGGATATAGAATGGACTTTACCTTAGACAATTCAACCAGAGCGTCCCAAAGATCTTCTTTTGTCTTAAAACCTGCTGGAGTGTATCTAGCGGCATCAAATACAACCTCCATGAGCTTGGTGGAACCATCTTTTATCAAAACTTCGTTGGGATCTTTTCTTTCCATCTTAGCGATTCTAATTTTGTCTGCACCAATAATTTTGGTCGCTTCCTTTGTGGCCTTTTCACCGGCGGCATCATTATCCAGAATAAGAACTACTTCGTCAAAAGAGCGAATCCAGCTTCGATTTTCAATAAGTTGCTTATTCTCTGTACTAGCCGTCATGGCTACTACGGGATAAAACTTTTTATAACGATTATAAGAGGCTTCTGCTACACTTAATGCGTCAATAACACCTTCTGTAATGATGAGTCTTTTACCACCTCCGTTAAAACGCTCTTGACCAAATAGTTGATTATGGCTAGCTTCTCTGTTTATCCAGTAGAAAGTCTTTGGAAGCTTTCTAACTTGATAGGATGTTTCAGAATAAGGATAATAATGAGCATCTACTTCCCCGTCAGCATTGTATGATACTTTCACTTTGTAGAATTCAGTGATTTTCTTGCTTATGTTTCTATCTCTTAAACTCTGAGAAGTCAGTTCTGAAATTTCTTCTATGCTGGGTTTTCTTAATTTTCTTATGTTTGGTTCCACTCTTTCAAAATTATCTACTACATTACCAAGTTCGTCCTTTCCCCATTTTTTGAATGAGTGATTACAAGAATAACATTTAGCGCCACCGTCCTCATAAACTTGAACGGCGTCACTGGAGGAACAGATAGGACAGGGTTGATTTTTAAGAACTATTTTTCCCATTAGCTCTCCTTTTGGCCCATTTAATTATCAGTTGAAGCCTTTGCTTATGCCGTTCAGTGATAGCTTCCGTCACTTTAAATGATATGCCTTCAATTCGTGTGTTATACCATACAGTGGACAGAGGAGCATCTACTGTACATAAAGACCATGTTTCTGCATAGCGTAGACCACCTTTAGTTTTGTACTGTTCAAGTACAATAAAATCAAATTCTTTCAGATCTCTATAGTTCCACAATTTTTTTAAAAATTTGCTGGATGACTTGTAACGTTTCCAGTTTGACTCTTTGCCCTCGTTTTTTCCACGCAAGGAGTGTTAGTCCTTCTTACCAAGATAGA